TTTTTGGTAACCAAGTTTAAATAATGGGTTCAGCTTGACGAGGCCAAGCCTATGAGATATTTAGTTATTTTTATGACAGTTTCATTAATATAAAGCAAATACATGGCGAAGTAGCTTATTTTCGAAAAAAGTTGCACTAGTAGTTGTGTATGCGACATTTTACAAAAATAGACTCTTCGTTCGTTCCGCCACGTGAGAAGATATTTTTAATTGAGACAGATAAGCTGACGGCCTCTTTAGGCTTTAAGAGCTTATGCTTAATCAATGGGGGAGATTAGAACTGGGTTCCGTTTTAACTAGGCATTCTCACTATTTGGCAACACTTAAAATCAATCAATCAAACAACCGCTCCTGCCGCCGATTTACCTCCCGCTTATGCACCCGCTCAATCAACTTCCGCATCCCACGCTCAGTCATCCGAAATTTCCTCGCCAAAGTGTCATAGTTAAACCCAGTAAACTCCTCATAAATAAGCAAGTCCCGCTCCGACAACTTAAACAGATAATCCTTCGGAAAACTAAAATGCTGCCCGCCCCAATGATCCGCCATATGATCCGCGATGGCGGAGGCAGCCTGATTGGCGACCTCTTCCGGTATACCGTGGTCCGTCAATATGCCCGAGGCATGCGCGGTCATATCCAGCAATAGTTCATGACGCCGAGATTCCATACGATCCGATTTCATAATGGAGGTACTCCCACTTTCACCACGCGTTTGCGCCAGCGCTTCAATTTTTCGATGGTAGACTGCGCTTGCTGACCATTCAGCCATTGCAGCGCATCCGCGCCGGTCTCGCGCTTGACCCAAGCGGTCAACGCCGCCTCGCTGGCATCGCGAATATGTCCCAGGTTAAATAACTCCAACCAAAGACCACGCAGCATTTTTGACTGATCGTCGTCCGCTTGGCTCCTGTCTCCCGCTTTGGAACGCACCTTGAAGCCCGAACGCTTGAGGTGTTCCAAAACCTTACCCAGTTGTGGAATGCCCATTTTTGTCGTTGAGTCCGGCAGTTCCAAACCGGCCAGCATGGCGCGGTACGTGGGATCGTCCAAACCCAGTTGGGACTTGGCAATATGGATCAGCTGAATAAACTGCTGGCGATTTTTCATAGGGTGATATCCATCATGGTTAGCTGCTCATCAGTGCCGGACCGCCACATCCGACAGACCGCGCTACTAACCCTCTAATTAAGAAGGTCCGCGGCGCGGTTTCACAAGCGATTTACTGGAGAGCGTCTTTCAAGGATTTCGCCACCACAAAGATCGCTTTAGTTTTGGCTGGAATGTCGAGCACGTCACCGGTCTTAGGATTGCGGCCTGTACGGGCTGCACTCTGTCTGGTCTTCAACTTGCCGATCCCCGGCAAAGCGATGTCGCCGCCCAAAGGCAATTGTTCCTGGACGATTGCGCCCACAGTTTTAAGAATGCTATCGATATCGCTCTTGCTGATATCGGTCCGATCGGAGATTGCTGCGACTAGTTCTACTTGATTCATCGTGTTTTCCTAAAAGTTTAAAAGTTCCCCGTAACGTGGGGTATTCGGATCGCTCCTGAGTGAAAGGTGTAAGCCCATGCGACCTGCTACTGTTATCTTCGATACTGCGCCACCGGTAGCTGGGCGCTGGACTAACTGTATTACCAATACGTTTTAATCAAACCGCAGCAATATCCAGACTGACCGCCACATACTGATCAGTCTCCCCAACGCGCTCATAAAACCGCACGTATTGTTTACTGCCGATAATCTGAATAGATTCCGCAATCGCCTTCATCGCACGCTGCCAGCGGTCGTCGGCGATCTCCAGACGGCGCAACGCAAGGATGCGGCCCGTGTTCAGATTGCCCTCCTTATCGGTATTAAACGCCTCCTGCACCAGCGTCTTGATCTCCGGCGAACTACCCTGACTCCAGTCGGCGATACATTCATCGACCAACGCCTTCGCCGCCTGCAACCGTTCATCGAAAGTAATCTTGTCGGCACTCGCCACCGACAATTTTGCACCACCATCAAAGGTGAACAGCGTCACGTTGCCCTTTTTGCCGCCAAGCTTGACGCCATACTCTTCGCTGGAAAGATCAACAAAAGCGGCCACATCGCCGAATACCGTATTTTTAAAATCAGCGATTGCGCGATTCAAAACCTTGGCCTTGACCATCAACTCCTGCACCAATTTGTCCCGCGTAAGATCGATCGGTTTGATCAATGACACCGGAATCAAGTGGCCCCGCGCATCCTTCCTGTAGCCTTCAGGCAAATCCGATAAATTCGTCATCATCAAGCCCTCACCGCCGCGGCCACCAGCTCGCCGGTAATGCGGGAAGCGCCGATCTTGACCGCCTCATTCATCGCCCCGGCAACCAGATTGTTCACGGCCAGCGGATAGCACAACGATTGCGTGCGCACCGAACGATTGGTCTTACTGCCCTCAGTGCTGGAAATGCGTAAGCGATTACGGATTTCATCTACCGCGCTGACATCAAACAGCGCATCAAAATCGACCTCAATGCGCACAAATTTATGCCGCAAGTAAGCCTCGACATGGTTATCCAGCGGCGGCAATTTCACCAACTCGCAGCGCTGCACGACCTCCCGGACTTCGGGATTATGCTCAGAAAGCTTCCACTCCAATTCGGTCTGGCCGATCAGCACAATCGCCAACAGTTTTTTAAACCCTTCCTGTAACTCAAAGAAGCGCTTCAAATGTTTCAGCGTAGGAATAGGCAACCCGTGCGCCTCTTCAATTACCAGCACATGCTTACGACCCGTCTGAGCCGACGCCCGCAACATGTCATGCATCTGCCGCGCACGCGCTTCGCTCCCGCGGCGGGGCTTGGCGTTAGGATCAATCGTCTGAATCACGGCTGCGGCGATATCGATGGATTTGAGTGCCTTACCCTTGGCGTCGTTGTCCTCCAGTCCCAGCACGTAAGGCTCAATGACCGTAATCGGTTCCTTATTAACGTTGATCCATTCGATCAGGTCATGCCGCAACGTCGATTTACCCGCGCCCGACTCGCCGATAACGGCCAGCATCCCTCCGTGTTTAGCCGTCTGGCGAATCGTTGCCCGGACATAGCGGATGTCGTCCGACAAAAACACATCGGCATCACATTGCATTTCATCTGTGAATGGGTCACGTGGAATATGGAACCTCTTTTTTGCAGCACTGGTCAGCGTATGTTTGCGTAATAGCATATCGGCAGACTCCTTTAGGTTAGTGGATTGGGGTTGCTCGTTTTCTGTCCTGGTACAAAGTCCGGTAGCAGAATCATCATTTTTAAAAATGTTAAGGATGTGTCCGTCATTCCCGCCATGACCAAATACAAAAGCGATGATTTGCGCCTCGATCACTTTGCGGTCAGTCAACTTCGGCCAGTCGTCGTGATTAATGATTTGCGCCAATGTCGGCTGGCTCATCATCTTGCCGTTGGATAACTGCAACTTCACGGCAAGCGCGGCCTGAGGCAGACGCAACTCAACCAGTACGCGTTTTAATTTGAGATACATCAAGGCACCTATGAGAAAAAATTTAAGTATTGAAGAACGCTTGCTTTTTAACGAAACTTTGCTGGATGCGATTCTCTGGGGACAGCTACTAGACGAGCCAAAACAACGTGCTCTAATCGCTAATCAGCTCTACACAATGCTTGATGCAGCGCAACGACACGGCACTCTCCCAGAGCGTGTGCATACCGCGCTATATCAGACCGCAGACGCGCTGGCAGGCATTGATAGCTGTCCTGATGCGTTAAAACCGACGCTACGATCCGCTTTACCGTAAGGTAATCACCGCGTAAAAACGCACCGTGTACGTGACCAGTCGGAAACAACATCGAAGAGAATTGCGTGCGTCCTCTGAGATTTATTTTTCTGATCACAGCACCACGTACATGGCTGAGTGCTTTACGTTTAATCTTGCATGACATATCAATTCCTATAAAATTTACACAGCCCGCAAGCCACCAACCGCGAGGCGCGGGACGTCTTGCTCGACATTGCTAAATTGTGCGATCAGTGCGGCGATCTGATCCTCTGGAACGCCCCCGGCATAACGTGCGCTAAAGAAGGCATTTTCTTCATCCGATAGATAGCGATCAATACCGCGAACAATGCGCAACATTGCGGCAGGCGCCGTCAACATCGGGACGTCAACCTGCACCGGATTAGCGATTTCCAATTGCTCACCTTTACGCGGGATATACGCTGGCAAGGGTGTATCTTCAATACGTTTATAAGGATTTATGCGTCCACCGAACGCTAGTTTTTTCGCCTTACGCGACGCCGCTGCATCGCTCAAGCTAGTCGTGCCGGTCGCCAGCATTTCGATTTCTTTACGAGCGGTCTGTGCTGGCGTATCAGCGTGACGCTTATAGTTCTCACTGATTATTGCCGCATTGACGGCAAAGCCATGCTCGTTCTTCTCTATGCGTTCAAGGACGAAATACAGTTCATGACCATCTGCACCGACGCCAATAGCTTGTATGCTGTTTTCACGCCAGGGATTGCAGCAAATTAAAATCTTCTGGCGCACCATCACATCCGGTACACCCGATACATCCCATTCGGCACCGTCGTATTGCACGGTCAAAAAATCAGAGACGATACGCGTTACTGGCGCTGATATTGCCAACTCTCGCAACACCTCTGTCGGCGGTGCAATACGCAGTTGATCGGCAGTGATTTGCATCCAAGATGCATAACGCGTTTTACCCGTACGTGAATGGATCGCCGTCGCGTTGTAATAGCGCATCCATTTCCAGGCCAGCGCATTCAACTCTGCATAAGAATTCACTGCCCATAATTTCAAGCCAGATTCAAATGATCGTTCGACCATGTCCTGTGCTTTTTCGACTTGCCCTTTAGCGCGTGGTGCGTGCGGTTTATTAATCTGCACCCGTATTTGCAGGGAGTGACATAGATTCTTAAACACCGCACCAGTATTGGCTGATCCTGGATCAAGCATCAGCATATACGGCACACCATGGAAAGGATCAGCACCGCGCGCCACCATCGCAGTGATTAATACATCGGCCAGATTCCCGCCGGTTTCACCACCCGGCACATACATGACAAAAATGGTGCCGCTGGTGTGGTCAGTGATCACGTAACGCCAACAGGCTTCATCTAACGCACGTTTTAGATTAGCCGGTTTGTTAGGGTAATACTCCTCTTTATGCATTATCTGCAAACCATCATTCTTGCTCCCCGGTGTAACCTTCAGGTAATACAGAACGCAACGCGAAGCGTCTATTTGCCAGACGTGGTTAGGGTGCTTTGAAGCCAGCCGAATCGCTGGGTCTGGTTGTAGTAACTGATCGGGATGCAGCTTATAAGTTCGCAATCCGGTGGCGACTGCTGTAGTCGATAGCATGCGTAACTCGCCCGTCGCCGGATCAGTTCGTGCCGCTTTAATCAAATCATTGGCGCGTAACATATCAATAGCCTCTTCTACCGATTTCAAGCGTTTATTGTTCTTGCGCATATGCTCAATTAATACTGCGGATATCAACATGGCTTCGTCCCGGGTTAATGCAGTTTTACCCGCATCACTACGGCGTTTGCGCGGGGAAGTTACTGCCACATCCTTGATTTTTCTGTGTAAAGTACCCAATGAAATACGCAGTTCAGCACATGCGGCGGCATAGATCGCACCCTTGGTGCCCTGCGGCGCAATACGTGCGCGTTGCGCGATATCTACCAGACGCTCTGTCATGGCCGCACTCATATCTACTCTGCCGCAGTTGACAAGCTGACGTCCGCGTCATGCATCCACGCTGGGAGTTGATTGCCATTGGCGACCTGTTTGATACCCAACTCACCGCGCACCTCAACAATGCAGCGTTCCAGTTGCGCCAGAATGCCGGACATGTATTCGTCGTGATTGGCGTCATTTTCCAAGGCGTGTGTTTGTAATTGCTTAAAGCCGTCACGGATGGAGCCGCGCACCAAGCCTTCCGCCTCAAGGGAAAATTTGCTGCTTTCGCTGCGTAGCTGTAAGCCGATATCGTCTTGTGTCGGTGGTGCGATACGGGCTTGTTTGGTGTCTAGTTTGATGTATTTTTTTGTAGTATCGTCTAACACATCATTGGTGGCTTTGTGTTCGGCGCGTTCCTCACGCAGAGCAGCCTTAAGCTCACGGCAAGACATGCGATCAAGAGCATCCAACTTTAATCCGGCAATCGTGCCGCCTTCTGCTAACGCCATTAAATCGCCGTCATCCTCAAGCATCAACTCATAAAGTTTTGCCTTCCCCAAAACGGACAACGTTGTCCGTTTTGATTGCAATGCCGGATTCATAAACTTGACTGCTGCCGACATCATGCGTCTCGCAGCACGTTCGTTTAGGCCAAGTTGTTGTTCTACAATTTCTGTAAAAATGCCATGTGGTTCATTTTCTTTTAACAGAATCAAACGTTGACCCGCATCTAGCATTGCCTCGGCACTTTGGGACATAAAGAATCTGGCTTCCTGCACAACGCGTTCGCGGTTATATTCCAGCTTATAACCAAGCTGCTTGGCAACTGTCGCAGTTTGTTTGCCAAGCATTGCGACTGCATCGGCATCACTGTTCAATTGTTCAGTGTCGATATTTGCTTCAAGCTCTTCGATAACAGTAGTATTAGTTGGTTTACGTGCCATGCTGTTCTCCATTAATCAGGGGTGCGGGAATAACGATTGCGAGTTTCTGTAACGCGTTGCTGAGCACGATCCATTGCTTCCAGCATCGCCAGCGCCTTCTGCGGTAGGCGTGGCGTCAAGCGCCAGCGATTGGTATCGACTATCTGTTCGGCCATACCAGCATCCTGCAAATTATGTAAATCGCGCAATGCGACAGGAGGTGCAGTGTCCATCCACTTGGCAACGTCGGTTAAAGTGACGCCGTTCATTTCGTGGCCAAAAAGAAGGAGAAGCAGTTTCAATATGCGTTGCTGGCCGACATTGGTATAACTGGTCGTCATATCACCGGCCCGTCAAATTGAAATTCCGGGGCGGCATGCTTAATCACGTTTGCGTGATGAAAAGCTACTTGGTTCAAATGGGTCATTAATGCATCGGTGGTCGCACCAGCGTCCGCCTTACCGCTATAAAAGTCCGTCAAAAGCTGCAATGCAAAGCCAAAGCCGTTATGCAGTTCCACCACATCAGCGTCAACCAAGGCCCGTCCGGTAGGTATTTCGATTAATAATTTGTTATCGCTGGCGGCCATAAAGCGGGTGACAAAATTGATACCGCACGCCATTTCGTAGGGGTGAACCATGTTTGCAGGGATACGACCATTCTGAATCCATTTATAGATCGTCCAGTGGTCGGTGACGCCCATTCTGACAGCGATTCCCTCTATGGACACGTTGCGGCGCTCTCGCGCATACTCCTTGCAAAGTTCCAATGCGTGGCGAAGACTCGTCGGTTGCACACGCTTCCAATTCCGGCTGTGACTTGCCTTCATATGTAATCCTTTGATTTTTGGCATTCCAAACAAAAAATTGCTCTGGTACTATCCAATATCTCTCGGTTAAATTAACCTTTAAGCCTCAATCACTTGTGAGGCACAGATGACGAACGAAACCGATTTTCATGAACTGGCGGGCCGTCTTGAAGGGACGGTTCGGGCTTTGATGTTGTTAGCTGCAAAACTTGAGCTTGCGGGGAGGCTGGATGGTCAGCAGTATTCGAAGGACTTGCGCCAGGTGGCGACAGCGCTCCGGTTTGACGGGGAGCATCTGTTACCGACGCAGCGCACGATGAATGAAATGGCAAATGCAATGGATGCAGCGAGAGAACGTCGCAAATCGCAGTAGCTAGCGGGAAACCGAACTTATCAAAGGTCGCCATGGTCTATGTCACGCAACTACCGACTGCCGACACACTTCGCCTTCTTTGAGGCCAAGCGCGACGGCAATGTTGTGACACTCGCCACGTAGGCATTTTCGTTTTGGGTTGGTGTCGTTATCGTTAACGATATCGATCACCATGTTGGCGCTGTAGCCATTCTTCTTGGCCCATGCGGTGTAAGACAAACCTTTGAAGGCAAATTCTTCACGGATTTTTATACGTGTTTTTGTCATCGTGCTGTGTCCTTTTTTGTGTGCGCTTATTTGCATTAAGTTGGTATTACGTGAATTGATGGATATAAGTATGGGTACAAAAGTACCCATAGTCAACATAATATTTTAAATTATGAGTACAAATATGGGCATTGGATTACGACTTAAAGAAGAGCGCGAGCGACTCGGCATGAGTCAAACCGAATTCGCAGCGCTGTGCGATGTAGGCCGAAAAACACAATTTAACTACGAGAGCGACGAGAGATCACCGGATGCCAACTACCTGGCGGCGATCGCGCAATCTGGTGCGGACATTGGATACATCGTCACTGGCAGGCATAGTGACGCCAAGATTGCGCAAGGCACTATCGTCAACTGGACGTTGCTGGAGCAAGTCATTGTCGGCGTAGAGGAATTTCTGACTGAACGTAAAGCCAAACTGAAGCCGGAAAAAAAGGCGGGTCTGATCCGCGTCTTGTATGCCAAATTTTCAGACGACAAGAATCTCGACCAGACCCGATTCAATGATTTTATGGATGCGGTGATGACTACCGTGTAACGACAATAGGAGGTAACAGCAGGTATGGCAAAAGAAGAACGAAATCAGATAAAAGATTTTTTAGAAGATTTGATGCCGGAGGAGACGGGGGACGGGGTTGGCAGACATTACGAAGTACATACTGGCGGGGATTACGTCGGTGGCAATCAATACCACGCCACCAATTACATTCAGCCCAGAAATAGCCGTCGTCTCACCCGTGAGGAACGGCGCTCCCTGAATGATATGGTTAAAGAACTGGCCATAAATTTTGGAAACTCCGGGGAACAAACCTGGACAGCTATTCACCAAATCCTGGGCGTCGATAACATCGAGGACATGCACCTTGATCACTATATTCCGGCAAAAGGTATTCTTCGGTTACTACTAAAAAATGCCCAATCAAGCAGGGATGCAGGCGATGGCACTAATACTGCTTCGCTGCGTTTTTTAATACGTCAGTCAAATGATGCACTACGAACGCAGACCCATCGGAATACTACTCTGGCAGCCTTACTCAAAACTTCAAAGGACAAGGTCACGAACCTAAAATTCGAGATTAGAGAAAAAACCGACGAAGTACGAAACATGGGTATCAAACTCCAGTGGGCATTGGAGGATTTAAAACGATCGCCATCGGAATACAGCCGCCGAAAATCTACTCATGCATCGCCTGCCAATGGCCGCAAGCATTTGCTGGTAATTTTCCTCACCGCGGGAACGACCGCTGGCGCTATTTATTTATTTTCACTCGCTAACGCGGCGTAGTCCGCATCAAAGCGGCTGGCCAACTTCAAAAAGGTATTAGCGCGTAGTCGCAAAGCGAATGCGGGCGGTACGAAGCGAATGAATCCGCGAAAGGTTAACGCACATACGGCCACAAAATAGCTTGTTCGATCCAAGAACAAAACCAAACGAAAAACAACCGTAACGTGCGCCTGCGCAAAATTTGTCGATACTTTGATTATTAAATTTTTTAGGATAAACATGCAGACTGTTTTAATCATTACTCTGTTGGCAACCTTGACCGTAACCTTATCCGGTTGCGCCACCAAAAATTACGGTCGTCTCAGCGGCGTCACTGATTATGAAAAGCGCTCACTGACCTGTCGTGAAATAAATATTGAGATCGCGCGGACCGAAGGCTTTGTTCAAAAGGTTGATACCGAAAGCCAATTTGATGGGCGCTCCGTGCTCTCGTTTTTGGGTGATTATGGGATTGGTAATGTGATCGAAAAGAATGGCGCTGTGAATAGTGCGGATGAGCGGATGGCTGCGCTACAGGTTTTGCGGAAAGAGCGTTGTGTTGGCGCGCTGACCGTTGCAGTTGCTATATCTCCTGGTCAACCGACTATTCCGGGGACTGTTGTAGAAAAAGGTGGAGAGTCTTCGGCGACGGCTGAAAGGTTAGCGCGGCAAGCCAGTTGCGTACCGCTGGGCACTGCGGTATTGATTGGCAAAATGCCCGGTGTGGAAAATTATCGGGTTGATTGCGAGGACGGGCAGCAAGCGTTGGTCAAATGCGAGATGCGGCAGTGTCGGGTTTTGGAGTAAAGTATTTTTTTATCCATTAAACTGATATTCGCTTCATGAATTCTTAAATTAGGTGAGGACCAAAGTAGACGCTCCATGCCGAGTAAGGGGAAAAAACTTACCCTTACCCGATCTCATGACGACCTATTTGCCCGTTTTTGGCTTTACGGGTGAAGACGGAGGCTGGCGAGTAGTTTCGCTTCTCTCACTAATGCTACCAAGAACCGAGCGAGTTGCGGGAGGCGGTGGCGGCGGAGGTGGCGGTTTTTTACTAGCCATTTTTGCTGCCTCGTTGAGGTGGACTCGGTGGTCGTGGTGGCGGTGGTTTATGCTGATCAGGTCTGCCGCGGTCTTCCCTAATCTCCCGAGCGGGCGGTGGTGGAGGAGGAGGAGGAGGCTTTTGATTGGTCATGACATCTTCTCTGAAAATTACGGGGCTGGAAATTTCAATTTTTTGTATCGAACGAGTCAAATTCTTATCAAGCTTTCCGAAGTAAAAAAATCCGAAGGCTGCGAAAGTGAAGAGAGCTGTTGCAACGAGACACCTTAAGATTATGAAAACGTAAGAAGCTTTTTCTGCATTAATTGCACCGTTTTTAGTCCCGCACTTAATATATATCGCAATAATATTTTTTTTAACTGCAGCGGCTACAAGCGCATCGGCATTACTGTAGTCAATATAAAGTGCGACACATTGTTTATGATGCTTACTCCACTCTTCAGGGTCGGGTAGGTAGCTATATGTCTTGCCGATTACTGATTTTACAAAATAAATCGCCGCACTAGTGAGTCCAAGAACTGCAATTAATAGAAATGACCAGAACCATAAACCTGCGCCTGCCTCATTGGTACGTTGAACATTCTGAAGCATGTGGCCAATGAAACCAGCAAGCGCAAGAAATGTAACAAGTGGAAGTTGCAGTCTTTGGGCGACCTTATCGCGTCCATCAATCTCATGAAAGTAAATTTTTTCGTACAAATCATCTAATACGCGATTATGAGGGAGCATTTCATGCTCTCTCTCAAACGCCTCTTTTTCGTGTGTACGAACACGAAAAATTGCACTTCCTTTACCGCTAGCTTGCTTACCTGACATTTTAATTCACGGCGCTAGAAAGGTACGTCATTTTCATGAGAATTTGACAGGTCGACCATGTAAATAATCTGAGAGGCACATACCGCAAGTACATATTCCGCCACCTCACGCGTTGCTGCACCGCCTGCTGCACCGCCATGACCGACGCCGTCTCCCCCACTGCGGTAAGCATAGATACCCGTAATAGTCTGGACTAATGCTTTAGGCATAGCTATGTCTTTCGCCGAAGCAAACCACTTGGCCAAGTCTCCTAAGGTTGCAGCCCTCGCCGCTGGGAACAGGGCTTTACCCGCCGCCTCAACAGCACAAACAGCCTCCTTCACGCAATTTTCGTAGTCTGGACTAGACGGGCTACGGAAGAACTGTAGCGCTTTATCGTAATGTTTACGCGCACTGGCTAGACGAACGTCGCCTAGAACAACTTGTGCCCTAGTAGCGATGTCCACCGTGTGTTTTCTGCCGCGCCTACGAACTAGGCCTTCTGTGAACTCGAAGGCCAATTCTTCTTCGAAAAATAGTCGTTGAAGTTCGCTAGCGATAAATGCCTGTACCTCAGTTTTTTGCATTGTTACTTGGAAGTCGTTGTTATAGTGAATTCCAACTTCCCGGGCCATGTAGTTGTGCAGCCGTTCGCAGAAGTCATAAGCCTTATCCCAGCTTAGTCCCGCTAGCGCCTGTTCCGCGTCTTTTTTTGCTCTTTGGGAACTATTTGGACCCGAATTGTTATATTCGATAGGTGGAAGTCGAGCAATTCGCTGAAGCTCCCGTGCCAAAGAAATCCAGCCATCTATAAAGTCCCTGTCAATTAAATCTAAAAGGAGGTGCAAGAGCCCAATTTGAGCGCTCGGGGGAAATTCAGCATCGATTTGACGATGAGCCCCTTTATTTCGGGCTGAAAACGGAGCCTGTTGCGAGCTATACATTCGTGTTTATTCCGTTATAAGCGGTACTAATAAAAGATGGGTAACGCATGTCCCATGCAGGGATTAAAGCCATTATCACCATGAGTTCTCTTAAGGGCAATTCCTATCGTTCAACGAAAGGTTCTGATGAAGGATACAGAACCGCATGTGTAGTCGAGTGTGAGCTAATATAACTTAATTACCAACAACTATTTCAACTTCGATCGCGCTTCTCGATAACAACAGAAAGCAGGTCTTATAAAAGGTCTCACCTTTTCAAATAATGGAGAGTTTTAAATTTATCGTGACATCTTTGAAAGGATTAATGGTGTGGGCGATTCGGTATAATCCATGAAACACAGGTTCCAGTAAATGTTGCCCCCGTTCAAATGACCCCCACTCCCTGATTAAGCATGATGGTGACACTCTCACCATCACCCTTATTCAGGAGCGCCCATGTCCCGCATCACCAGTCACATCCCGCTTTTCCTTCGCCTGCCACGCAGCACGACGTGGGGCCTTATCGCTGCCATTCTGCTGATCGCATTGGCGCTACTGGCTCCAATTCAAATCCCCGTCGCCTTATACAAAATTACCCTGATCTCTCTGGCCGCTGTCATCGGTTACTGGATCGATCGCGCCATTGCGCCTTACAGCCGTCCCGATAGTTACTTGCACCGCGACTGGCGCTTCGGTACCGATGAGCCGTTGGGTGGTGTCGATTATCCGGTGGTCGATGGCTACAAGATGATTTTTGCTTCGGCCATGATTCGGCGAGCGGTAATTGTCGCCGCCGTGGTGCTCGGTGTTGCGCTGGGTCTTTGATGACGCGCGCTTGCATGGCATTGTTGCTGGTGATGTTGAGCGGCCTGGGTTTCGGCGATGCTTTTGCCGTTGAAATTCCGATGGCCGCACGGCAGTATCGTGCGGAGCTTATTCGTAATGCCCGTGCTGTGTGGGGACTGGACGCACCGGTGGCGACCTTCGCTGCACAAATTTATCAGGAGTCTGGTTGGCGGTCTGACGCGATGTCGCGGGTGGGCGCGCAGGGGCTGACGCAATTTATGCCGACCACCTCAAAATGGATCGCCGGGCTTTATCCGCAATCGGTGGGGAGCGCGCAGCCGTTTAATCCATCCTGGTCGATGCGTGCACTCGTGCAATATGACCGTTGGTTGTTTGATCGGATCGCCGCTGCCAACCCTTGCGAACGTCTGGCCTTTACGTTGTCGGCCTATAACGGTGGCTTGTCATGGGTCAATCGCGACAAGAAGCTGGCTACCCGTAAGGGGCTGGATCGCCTGACCTGGTTCGACGCGGTGGCGACCGTTAACAGTGGTCGCTCCGCCGCTAACTGGCGAGAAAACCGCACCTATCCGCAACGTATTCTGAAGCGCTATGAGTCGCAGTATGTGGCGGCGCATTGGGGTGAAGGTGGATGCAATGAGTAACGGGATTGCTTCCTTTTATTTTATTGTGATCGCTTTGATGTCGGGTGGCACCATTGGCGGCCTATTCGGCTTTGGCTTTGGCGCAGACAACGAACGCGCCAGGCAAAATGCGCAATCGGTCATCGATCTGACCAAGATCATCACAGCCAGCAACCAATTAATCAACGACAGCAACGCCGCCAGCAAGAGCATGCGTCAGGCGTTGACCAAACGTGCAGCGCACGATACCCACACCACGCGGGAGATTAAAAATGCACTTGCTCAAAACGCTGGCAATCGCGTTGATTGCCGTTTTGATGATGGCGTCATGCGCAACCTCAATGCCGCCCGCAGCCGCGCCGCCGCAACTGCTGCCAGTGGCGTACGCAACGCAGTGCCCAGTTCCGGGGCAGTTAGTCGGTAACCACGCCGACGATATTGCCGTGGCGCTCAAAGAGCTTTACGACCTGTACGGCGAATGTGCCGGACGGTTGATAGATGGTGTGGATTGGATTACCAGGAAGAAATAAGGAGGACACCATGACAGACCCTTTAGACATTGCCAGCGCTAACGAGCAATTAGCCCGTGATATTGCGATTAATCGCCAGCGCCGAAGCGCAGATTTAACCGGCAAAACGGTGGCCGATTCTGCCCTATTCTGCGGTAACGAGGAGTGCGCCGCGCCGATTCCGCAAGCCCGTCGCGAAGCGATGCCCGGTTGCCGCTTCTGTATCGACTGCCAGCAACGCCATGAATCGGGCGTGCAATGAGCGACGATTTCAGGTTTTATGTGACGCTGGCGCAATGGACGATCATGGGCGCGGTCGGCATTTATACCTGGTACGCCAACCGGCAATCCGCCGCCGCCATCGATTTACACTCGCTGACCGCGCGTGTGACCACGCTGGAATCCGAGGTAAAGCATCTGCCCGATCAGGCGTTGGTAAATGGTCTGGCCGGAGACATGCGGGCGGTGACCGCCGAACTATCCGCGCTGAAAGATTCGACCGGTTCGCTGACGCGCAATATCGAGTTATTGAACGGCTACCTGCTCAACAACAAAAAATAAAGGACTGCATATGACGAACATCACCCATCAAAGTTTTTTAGAATATATGCGATATGACATCCGGCTGGTCGTGCTGCGTCTGCTGGCCGACATGCCAGCCTATCGCGCCAATAGCAGTGTGTTGACGATGGCGCTGGATCGTTTCGGTCATGCGACCACACGCGACCAGATGAAAACCGAATTGCACTGGCTGGCCGAGCAAGGCTTGCTGACAATTGAGGATATCGGCGCGGTGCTGGTGGCGACTATTACCGAACGCGGTACCGACATTGCGCGTGGTCGTGCGCAAGTGCCGGGTGTCGCCCGGCCGGGTGCCTGAGATGGGCCGCAAATCGAGTATCACCCGGTTGGAACCGGCAGTGCGCAAGTATCTGGAAAAGCTGTTGCGCGAGGATCGTTTTACACTCGACGAAATGATCGCCGACGTGCGGAAACAATTCCCTGATCAGCAAACACCCAGCCGTTCGAGTCTGGACCGTTATCGGACCGGCTTCGATGAGATGGTCGGACGCATGCGCGAGATCGAGACCGCGGCGGGCGCATTGGTTGATGAACTAGGCGAAGGTGTGGGCGACAAGGCCGGTGCGTTGCTGGCGCAGGCGGTCACCACGTTAGCGACCAACGTCGCCTTGCGCACGCATGATCGCGATGACGTCACGGTCAAAGAGGTCGGTGAACTGGCCCGCGCCGCCCGTGCGGCGATGCAAGCGCGGACGATGAGCATCAAGGAACGTGAAACGATTGAGGCGTCAGCCCGTGCCAAACTGCTGCGCGAGCAAAGTGAAAAGCTCGACTCAATGGGCAAGACCGGCGCGATTGCATCGGAGACATTACAGCGCATTCGTCATGAAATTTACGGGATCGTCTGATGAGTCCGGCCGTTCCTCTTTACGATTACCAGAAGCACTGGCTGGCCGATAAAAGCCGCTTCAAGATCGGTATGTTTTGTCGTCAGAGTGGCAAAACCTTCACCACTACTTTGGAAGTGGTAGATGATTGCTTTGAGGCGGAAGCCCATGGCGGTCGCGCCCGTTGGGTGATTCTGTCACGCGGTGAGCGTCAGGCCAAAGAGGCGATAGAGGAAGGCGTCAAGAAGCATTGCCAGGCCTACAGTATCGGCATCAAAGAAATCGAAGGCGAGTTCAAAGCCGAAAGCGGCGAGCGTTACACGATGCTGGACGTACTGTTGCCGGGCGGTTCGCGCATTACCGCGTTGCCTGCCAATCCCGATACGGCGCGGGGATTCTCGGCCAATGTGTTTCTTGATGAGTTCGCTTTTCATGCCGACAGTCGCAAAATCTGGACCGCGCTTTTCCCTGTTATCTCCAACGGGTGGAAGTTGCGCGTGACCTCCACGCCCAACGGCAAGGGCAATAAGTTTTACGAATTGATGACCGACAAAAAGCTGGAAGGCGTCTGGTCGCGTCATCTGGTGGATATCTACGATGCGGTGGCCGGTGGCTTGCCGCGTGATGTGGCGGCGATGCGCGCGGCCCTAAACGATGAGGATGCCTGGGCGCAAGAGTTTGAATTGAAATGGTTAGATGAGGCCAGCGCCTGGCTGTCATTCAGTCTGATCGACGGGGTCGAACATGATCAGGCCGGTGACCCGTTGCATTACGCTGGTGGTCCATGTTTTGTTGGGGTGGATATCGGCCTGCGCAATGACCTGTTCGTGATTTGGGTGCTGGAGCTGGTCGGCGACGTGCTGTGGACCCGCGAGATCATTACCAGAAAGCGCGCCAAATTTGCGGAACAGGATGCGCTACTGGATGACGTGTTTGTGCGTTACAACGTCTTGCGCGCCTGCATCGATCAAACCGGCATGGGCGAGAAACCGGTGGAGGATGCGAAGACGCGTTACGGTGCCAGCCGGGTCGAAGGCGTGCTGTTTACCGTGCCGACCAAACTGACCATGGCCACCGCTGGCAAGGAAGCGTTCGAAGACAAAAAGATCCGCATTCCCTTAGGTGACAGCGATTTGCGGTCTGACCTACACAAGCTCAAAAAAATCTCAGGGCCGACCGGCGCACCGCGCTTTGTCGCTGATTCCGATAGCGCCGGTCATGCCGATCGTGCGTGGGCATGCTTTCTGGCGGTGAATGCCAGCGATGCACCGTCCGGTCTGGTCAAGGTCATCTCACGCGCCCGCCGTCCCATCATTACCCGGAGCCAATGGCTATGAAATCAAGCGCAACACCCAAGGGCCTGTACCTTCCGGACGGCACGTTTGCCAGGTTCAGTGATCGCACCGGCTTGCTGGCCGATCAGATTGCCACGCGTGCCACCGCATCCGGCGTGGCCAGCATCGGCATGTTATTGCCCAACCCGGACCCGGTGTTACGCAAACTGGGCAAATCGATTCAGGTCTATCGCGACTTGCGCTCGGACGCGCACATTGGCGGCTGCATCCGGCGCCGCAAGGCCGCGGTCAAAGCGCTCAAATGGGATATTGAACGCGGGCAGGCAAACGCCCGCGTCACCAGTGCATTGCAGGCGATATTTGCCAGGCTGCCGATGCAGCGCATCATCGGTGAAATTCACGATGCTGCATTTTATGGCTATCAACCGCTTGAAGTGATATGGGGTAATCTCGATGGCCTGATCGTACCGGTAGACGTGATCGGCAAGCCTGCGGAATGGTTCGCCTATGACGATCAGAATCAGCCGCGCTTTCGATCGAACAATGCACCGCATCCGGGCGAGCTACTGTTGCCGCGCAAGTTTTTAATTGCCCGTCAGGATCCCACCTACGAAAATCCCTACGGACAGCCCGACCTGGCGCGATGCTTTTGGCCGACCAAGTTTAAGCAAGCCGGAATGGATTTCTGGTTCAAGTTCATTGAAAAGTACGGCACGCCATGGGTCATCGGCAAAACGCCGCGCTCCAACAACGATGCAGAAAACGACCGCCTGCTCGACATGCTGGCCAACATGATTCAGGACGCAGTCGCCGTGATTCCCGACGATGCATCGGTAGAGATCATGGAAGCAGGCGGCAAAGCGGCATCCGGTGATGTCCACGAAAACTTCCTGCAAGCAATGCGTGCCGAAGTCACGATTGCTTTACTCGGACAAAACCAATCGACCGAAGCCAGTAGTACCCACGCCAGCGCCACGTCCGGCCTGGTCGTCACCGCAGAAATCCGCGACGAAGACAAAAGCATGATTTCCGGCGTGGTCAACGAGTTGATCGGCTGGGTGTGCGACCTGAATTTTGCAGGGCCGCATCCCGAATATAAAATGTGGGAAGAGGAAGCGGTCGATGTCACGCTGGCTACGCGGGACGAAACCTTATCGCGGGCTGGTGCGCGTTTTACCAATAGTTATTGGCAACGCACGTATGATTTACAGGCCTCGGATTTGAGTGAAGATGCGTTGCCCGTCAATCTCGCCATGTCGCCGGTTGCCGAACATCCGACTTTTGCAGAACACACCAGTAAGCCGTCCGATCCACCGTCCATGATGGCACACCAACTTAGCCGGGACCTGATGCCGGTGATGGATGACTGGATCGGCCAAATCAAGAATCTCGTGGAGCAAGCGGCCACCCTGGACGAAGTGCGCGATGGTTTGCTGGCGTTAGCGCCGACTATGTCACTGGATCAATACACGAGCGCGATGGGCCTGGCCCTGAACGCAGCCGCAACCGCTGGCCGATTTGAAATCATGGATGAAGCCAATGGCTAAGCCTTATTCGGCCAGTTACGGTTCGCTCCCTTTCGCCGAGCAAATCGCCTTCTTCCAGCGCAAGATCAATCTATCGACCGAAGACTGGACCCAATTGTTTGAGTCTGGCCATGATCACGCCTTTGTCGTCGCGGGCGCTAACCGCGATGATCTGGTGACCGACTTCCGCATTGCCATCGATAAGGCGATCAACCAAGGGACTACGCTGGAACAGTTTCGTAAAGACTTTGATCAGATTGTGACCAAATACGGCTGGGACTACAACGGTGGTCGCAACTGGCGCTCTAAGGTCATCTACGACACCAATTTGCGCACCAGTTATGCCGCCGGTCGATTCGCCCAGTTGCAAGCAGTCAAAAACAGTCGTCCATATTGGCAATACGTGCATAGCGACGCAGTAGAACACCCGCGTGAATACCATCTCGCGTGGGACGGCTTGGTACTGCATGCCGATGACCCCTGGTGGAAAACCCACTTCGGTCCCAACGGCTGGGGCTGCCAATGCACGGTGCACGCGCTCAATCAACGCGATTTGGCCCGACTAGGCAAAACCGGCCCCGATCAGGCACCGCCCATCTCCACCCGAGAAGTCACCGTCGGCACCAGAGGCGCGCACCCGCGCACGGTCACCGTCCCGGACGGCATTGATCCGGGATTCGGCTACGCACCCGGCGCGACGGTGAGGCCAGAATGGCTGACACAACGCGCCGAAGAATATTTGTCCAGTACGGCCACCAACAACACCGGTACGTGGCGCTCTCTAATTAATACCACCGCCAAAGACCTGGGCCGACCTGAAAAAATACCGCTGTCGCCGTTACCATCAATGCTAGGCGAGCCGCTGACTAGCGCGATGCAGGTACATGCCGAATTGGTAAAGTATCTCGGTGGCGAGTCGCGGGTATTCAACGTCAAAGGTCTGCCAGTGGCCGTCGATGCAGCAACGCTGTCACGCCATATCGATCCGGCCCGGGCAGAATATTTGCCACTGTTATTCGACATGCTGGCCAACCCGTTTGAAATCTGGACCAACTTGTTTCAGCACAAAGATACCGGCTATTACGAGATGCGCAGTTCAGCGGTCAAAGCCTATGACGTGGGACGTGGACGCGGTCTTTTACTGGTGGCACAACAGCGTAGTGGCTTTTTTGAATCCTGGACGCTGATACCAACCGGCGTTGACAACTACCTCAACAAACAGCGCAAAGGCATGCTGTGGTTCGGCGCATAAAACAGAAGGAGATTTGGAAGCGGTACGTTGGGAGTAGTACAAGAGGGACCTCACCCCGCTGCGCCAGGGTGGGCGAATGACAGTATCCAAAGGGGCGCGGCCCGGATGCACATATCGATACTGGCACCGAACCATTATTTTAGACCATAAAGGCACATCATGGCAGGGTCAACCTTTGAATTTACGTTTGACAGCCAGCGCGCCACCGCATCGCTAGGCAAAGCCTACCGCGCATTAACCAACCCCGCGGAGTTGCAACGCGACATCGGCGAGTACCTGCTCAGGTCCACCCGCAACCGCTTTAATGAACAAGCCGCACCCGATGGCACGGCGTGGGAAGCACTATCGTCCCGGTACAAAAACCGTAAAAGAAAGAACAAAGACAAGATACTGACGCTGGACGGTTATTTGCGCGGTGCAGGTCTACGCTATCAGCTCGACGGCGCGGATGTACTGATGGGCAGCAATCGTCCGTATGCTGCGATTCACCAGTTCGGCGGCGATATAAGCATTCCGGCGCGATCGCAATATGCTTTCTTCCGGCAAGCACCGGATGGCAGCGTGGGTAATTTGTTCGTCAAGAAGAAGAAATCCAACTTTGCGCAACGCGTGACTATCGGGGCGCATGTTATTCATATGCCTGCGAGGCCGTTTTTGGGATTGTCTGTTGCTGATGAGGAGGAACTGGTGCAGTTGGGGCTGGATCATATTGGGAATGCGGTGGCGGGCTGAGCGGCCCCACATGACGTTTGTTTCGGTGACATCACCGGATATGCCAAGAAGCGCGGCGGGATATCTTGAACGCTTTTATAAAGGCTTTATATTTAGTAGTAGGCCTTGACCTGACATTCGCTGTGGGAGTATCCGTCCGAGAACGGCCCGAAGCGGTCTTTCGTGAACTGCAATAAAAATGCCCGCCATCTTTCGAGGCGTGCATCTGTGGGATTTTACAATTCGTAAAAGTATTATGCCGAACCTGCGTGGGCAATAAAGCTAGACAGCAATCAGCTCGGCGATTTTCGCCGCGACCACCGCCATTGAATCTTCTGCAGTGCTCAGGCCGCTTCGTGAGGCGAGCATAGGACTGACATTGAGGAGAGCGCCATACGTCGTGTTGTGCACAATTGGAACGAGCTGATTACGCATCAGCAGTACCGCAAGCTCTTTGTCGGCGACGCCCTCTCTTGGGAGGCTGGCCAGCAGCGCAGGGGTCACCAGCACAAGCCCGATTCGCGAATTCGCTAAGCCTTTGTCAATGGCGCGCATCATCGGCACGCCAAGCGCGAGGTCACTCTCGCTGAACCAAACTTTTACACCAGCCGCTACTAGCAAGTCGCGCAGCTCTTTGGCTACCCCCTGTCGGTCGTCCCACGCGTGGCACAGGAACACGTCACGAAGGTCAGGTTGCTGCGCTGCTCGCGTTTCAACGGTTTCGCGGATTGGCGTGAGTGATTGCACTTGGGCAGAGGTGTACGACAGGGACGAACCCGCCCTCGACCAGCGCGGCCGTGAACTGCTGCTCGAGCTACCGCCACCGCCGCTACCGCTGCTGCCCGACGAGGAATAGGAAGGGGCGGAGTAAGACCTGCTGTTGCCATAGCCGCGACGGCTGTAACGGCATGCAGGGCATGCATCGGCAGCGGCCGACGAACTATGTCCACGTACTGGAGCTGTGCATCTAGACATACGGTAGTCCTTGGAAGAGTAATTATTGACGAAGTGTTGGTCTATTCCGGCTCAATAATCCGAGTTCAGATATAACATCGCAATCCGTGGAGTTGTTAGACTATCATCAAGCGGTACGCATGTGAAGCCTTTCCTTCCCCGTCTCACCCCCTAAATTCTGCCCCCGTTCAAAGGACGCCCCCCCGCCGCCGCGTCACCATAGGCGGCATGAACTTACTCCACATCTTCAAGGCAGGCACCCATACCGATATCAACGGTAACAAGGTGACGCTGACCGCTGCCGATCTTGCCGCCTCTGCCGCGGCTTACGATCCGGCCATCCACGAAGCGCCAATTGTCGTCGGTCATCCTGCACTGGATGCACCGGCGTATGGCTGGGTCAAAGCGTTGTCCGAGTGCAATGGCGATCTGAATGCTGAACCGGTGCAGGTGCCTGCGGCGTTCGCGGAAATCGTCAATTCGGGCAGCTATAAGAAGATCAGTTCCAGTTTCTACGGCCCACATGTCGCCAGCAATCCGGTCCCGGGTGTGTGGTATCTGAAGCACGTTGGCTTTTTGGGCGCTACCGCTCCGGCGGTTAAGGGTTTGCGGCAGGCTTCCTTTGCTGCCGGTGAAGAAGACGGTATTTTTGAGTTTGCCGACTGGACGCTGGTGAATCAATCGTCGATGTGGAGTCGGTTGCGCGACTGGCTGATTGCTAAAGAAGGCCTGCAGGTGGCCGATCAGATTATCCCCGACTACCACATCATCAACATGCGTGACGCTGGCCGCGAGGACGCGCCCACCGACGCCATCACTCTCACCTATTCCGAGGAGAACACCGTGACACCAGAACAAGCCGCTGCGATGCAAAAAGAGAACCTTGAAATCAAGGCCGTGCTGAGCGCATCTACTGCACGGGAAGCCAAGCGTATCGCCGACATGCGCAACGCCGGTAACGTCGCCTTTGCGGATGCGCAGATTGCCGCTGGGACACTTGCACCGAAGCACCAGGAAACGGTCTTGGCGTTCCTGAACTTTTCTGAACAGCCGCTTGCCGATGGCGGCGCGGTGTCGTTCGGTGAAGGTGAAGACAAGCAGGCACTGGCTACCGCTTTTAAATCTTTCCTCAGTGAATTGCCGCCAGTCGTCGCGTTCGGCGAGCAGGCCACCAAGGACCGCGCTACCAGTGTCTCAACTATCAACCCACTGCTCGCTGACGCTGAGCGCCGCAAACAATAAACAATAGGAGCAACACGCTATGACCACTTACATCGAACCCGATAACCTCTCCGATCTGTTGCTAGTAGAGGTAAAGACAGGCTGGACCAAACAGCGCGTGACCTTTGCCAAGGGTCCGGCGATCCGTACTGGATTGGTGATTGCGCACGTTGACGGCAAGTATGTGCCGCTTGATGTGGCTGCGACCAATGGCGCTGAAATGGCGGTCGGGGTCGCCGGTGACGATGTCGATACGGCTGAGGCGGACGCAAAGGGCATGGCGATTTTGCGGGGCGCTGTGCTGGCTAACCGCAAGTTGCTGTGGCCGTCGGATATGACATCGGTGCTGTACGAGGTTGCCGTCGCGCAACTGGATAGCCGTGGGATTAGCGTTATCTCTACGCTGGAAATTTAAGCCGCCTACTTACCCACATCACGATCAAAGCTTCAGGAGAATTACATGAATTTAGCAGATTTATTTACCGTTACCTCGTTGACGGATGCCATCAATAAATTGCCATCGGTGCCGAGTAAAGCCGGGGCGACTGGCCTGTTTCTTGAAAAAGGCGTTACTACCACGTCAGTGATAATTGAACAGTATGAAGGTCGGCTCAGTCTGGTCCCGGCGATCAGCCGTAGCGAAGACCCGACCCACGCAGCAAAAGGAAAACGTTCGCGTCGCACCTTTCTTATCCCGCATCTGCCGGTGAGTGCGCAGATTCTACCGGCTGAAATTCAGAATATTGCCGCCTTTGGCACGGATCAACCGATTAACGGGCAAGCGTCGGTGATTAACGACAAGTTGCAAGGCATGAAGGCAAGCCTGGAGGCCACACGCGAGTGGCAGCGCATGGGCGCGATCGCTGGTCAGATTCTTGACCATGATGGCTCCGTTATTTATGACCTGTTTAGCGAATTCGGTATCGGTAAAAAAACCGATACGCTCAAGTTATCCGACGTTAAAACGGATGTACGCGCCGGTCTGCTTAAGCAAAAGCGCTATATCGAACTACAGACACCACATCTGATCATTACCGGTTTCAAAGCATTTTGCGGGGCGGATTTCTTTGATGCGTTGACAGGGCATGAATCGGTGAAGGCCGCGTATGCGAACTGGCAGGCTGCGCAGGACCGGTTGGGTGGCGATCTGCGCAACGGTTTTGTGCATGGCGGCATGGAGTTTGTCGAATATAACGTGAAGGTGTCTGGTAAAGATTTTGTGCCAGCTAATGTGGCGCGCATTTTTCCGATCGCGCAAAACATGTTCCGGGTTTATAACGCCCCTGCCAATTACAACGAGACCGTGAATACGATGGGCTTGCCGTTTTACGCGAAGGCGGAAGAGCGCAAACTGGGTAAGGGATGGGACCTGGAAGCGCAGGCCAATCCGCTGGCGATGTGTCTTTGCCCGGAGGGGTTGATCGAGTTAAGCGCCACCTGATCGTATGCCATGACCATGCGCTATTGCACCCTTGACGACATCAAACTGGCGATGCCGGAGAATACATTGATTGCCTTATCGAACGACGATCCGCGTGCGACCACGATTGATTTGGCGGTCATTGAACGCGCTGTGAAAGCCGCCGAGGAGATGATCGATGCCAATCTGCGCGGTCGCTTTTTGTTGCCGATTCCCACGGTGCCGACGATGATCAACGAGGTGGCAGTGACGCTGACCCGCCACTGGTTGTATTGCCGCCGTCCCGAGGGACCGGAGCTACCCAAGGCGGTTACCAGCACCTATGCCAGCGCCATCTCGCGACTGGCGGAGATTCGGGACGGTCGCCTGCATATCGGCTTGCCGACTGGCGAAGCGATCAAGGAGCCGGGTAAATATAAGGTGCGCGCTAGCAAAAGTCGTTTCAGTCAGATGCAAAAAGGATTCGACCTATGACCAGGTCGAGTGTGCGCACCGTCGCCATCCTGGACGACGTGGTGACGAAACTGATTGCAGAAATACCGGATATGCCAGCGGAATTATTCCCTGAAAACCCCGCCGCCTATCGCCTCAATCACCCTAAAGGCGCGTTGCTGTTGAGCTTTCCCGGTAGCCAGTTTGATGCATTGGTCAGGTCCGGCCAGAACGTTCCTGCCAAGGCTGGATGCTCACGACCACAAGCGCGAACGATAGGCTTAACGATTACCGTCGTCTTGCGTCAGTTGAATGGCAGAGATGGCGCGGTCGATGCGCTGGATGACGTGCGCGATGCGTTACGCGGCTTTCGTCCGAGTGGTTGCCGGAGCGATCTGGAGTTTGTCGCCGAGCGTTTCTTAGGGGAAATGGAAGGTAACTGGCAATACGCGGTGGATCTGGTGACGACCGTGTGGGATGGCGCTGCGGCGCAAACGTAATTTTACCGATTAGGAAAGCCCGTGAAAAAAGTAACACTGAATAAACCGCATACACATGACGGCGTAGCGTATGCGGCCAATGCGCAGATTGAGGTCAATCCATCCGACGCCGACTGGCTGGTGCAGCAGCAGATTATCGATCAACCGTTTCCCGTCGAGAAAATCAAAGCACCGTCCAGTCACAATAATGAGGCACATAAATGAACAGTTATTTCTCGTTTCAGGGAAAAATTTACATGGGGTTGCGCCTTCCTTCCGGCAAGCCCGGCGCTTTGCGCTGGATCAACGATGCCGGGAAACTGGAAATCACGTTATCGACCGATGCCGATGAAAAGACCGAAAGTTATAGCGGCAATCGCATGACGGCTGCCCGGTTGTCGAAGGCTAAAAAAGCATCGATCACCTTATCGATGGAAACGGTGTCACCCGAGAATCTGGCGCTGGGTATGTACGGCCAGGTCACGAACGTTGCAGGCGGTACCGTGACCGGGGAATTGCTGCCGCCGTCGTTGACGGTCGGTGACGTCGTGGCGCTGGATCACACCAGTATCAGCGACCTGGTGCTGACGGACAGCACGCCTAACGCACCGAAGACGCTGACGCCGGACAGCACGTATAGCCTTGATAGTGCCGCAAACGGTATGGTCGAGATAATCGATATCACCACGCAAGCCGGGTTGGTCGAGCCTTTCAAGGCGGCGTATTCCTACGCGGCCAGCGTCAATCTGGCAATGTTTACAGAAGGCGCGCCGGAACGCTATCTGGTGCTGGACGGCATTAATACCGTTGACGGTAGCCGCATTCGCGTTAGTTTGTACCGCGCCCAATTTGATCCGATCGGGACGTTGCCGCTGATTAACGATAGTTTCGGTTCATTGGAGTTCAAGGGTAGCGTGTTGTTTGATGCCCGCAATGCATCTAATTCTGCGCTGGGTGGTTTTGGGCGTATCGAATTGCCGGAGGGCTGACCGTCATGGCGCGCAAAATCGATAAGCCGGTCCGCCGTAAAAAGAACGCAGACAATGACATAGATATTCTGCATCCCGAGCGGACGGCGATGCTCAATGGCCGCAATATCGTCGTGCGGGAATATGGCTTTGTCGAAGGCATGCGGTTACGACCGCTGATGCAGCCGTTTCTCGATGATTTGTTTGAAGCCATGAAAGCCGGTCAACCGGCCAACTATCAGCAAGCGCTGGCGATTATTGCGGCCAATATCGATGCGGTGACCGAACTGGCGGCGGTGGCTGCGGATGTAGAGGTTGAATGGGTCCGGGCGCTGTCGGACAGCGACGGACAGGCGTTGCTGATGTGGTGGTGGGGCGCGAACTGTTCTTTTTTTATGCAACGCAACCTGTCGCGGCGCCAGGTGGAGTTACAGGAAAACGCGTTGCAGGAAATGACCTTGGCACAGTCGGATGGGGCGAAGTCTACGCCACCCTCATCGCCCACCACCACAGCGCCCGGTGCATCGGCCACTACACCGAGCGACAAATAAACCTCTACTTTAGCCAAGCGATCCGACGCGAAACCCGGCAACGCACGCGCCGCATTGAGGATGTAAATGCGGCGCTGTGTGGCGGTAAAAACGCGGATGCATTGCTGAAGCAACTGCACGAATTTCTTACTACTGATTAGGGACATCGCATGGCAAACAACGCCCATCTTCAACTCGCCATGCGCCTGAAAGTGGATCTTGATCAGGGTATCGCCGCGTTCGATACTTTCCAGCAAAAAATCAACGAAGTATGCGGCAGCACCGATGCGTTAAACAATAGTGCTGCGACCGCTTCCGCAGCGACCAACGCATTAGGCGAATCAGAACAGCAAGCCACCGACCGTATCCGGGAAATGGTGCGTGCGTCGCGGGAGCGCCAGCAAGCCGCCAATGCGGTGGTGACTGCAACCCAGCGCGTGACGGCGACCACCGGCGCATCGGGTACCGCCACCGATCGTTCAGCGCGCTCGGCAGCGGGTGCCAGCCGATCTTTAGGCAAAATGGCGTCGGAATACTCCGGGCTGGCGAATGTACAGGTTCAGGCAACCAGCGCATCATCGAAGGCCGCGGATGCGTCGTCTGCCTATTTGCAGCGGTTGCAGGCGCAATATGACGTGCTCGGGAAGAATCGCGCTGAACTGGAAGCAATGCGCACAGCACAAGCCGGTCTGACCAGGGAGGCCCAAAAAGCCGCCGCGGCCATCGGCGTCAAAATTGATGCGTGGCATCGTGACGAAGCCGCCGCCAAGGCAGCCGCCAAAGCCGAAGATCAGGCCATGCGCGCCATGTCCGGCCACGGCGCGCAGGCGTCCGACGCGATGAAACAAATGGGCATCCAGACCGTGGGTGCACGACGTGAGTTATTGGTGATTGCGCGTGAAGCGATGACGGGTAACTTTTCACGGATGCCGGGGTCGATGATGGTATTGGCACAGCAAACTAGTCTGACCCGCGTGGCGGTCGGTCTACTGCTCAATCCATTGGTGTTGGTTGGCGCGGCAGCATCTGTATTGGCCAAAGCTTTTTACGATGGCACGCAAGAATCGAAGGCGTTTAATCTGGCGATTCAGACGACCGGTAACTTTGCCGGTGCGACTGCCGATCAGGTAACGGCACTGGCGCAAGGCGCGAGTAAAGTCAGCGGTATTAACGTGTCGGCTGCAAGGCAAGCGGCGACCGCGATGGTGCAATCCGGGCGGCTGGGCATCGGGACGATTGGCAATCTGACCCGGAGCTTGCAGACCTATGCGGCGGCGACTAATCAAACGACAACGCAGGCGGCGGGCGATCTGGCACGCATGTTCGCTGACCCGACCGATGCGGCGTTTAAGCTGAATCAGCAGTTTCACTTTTTGTCGCTGGCGCAATATCGGTATATCGAGACCGCGCAAAAACAGGGACGCACCGATGAGGCCCAGCGCGAACTGTCGTTGCGTCTGGCCGATCACCTGGGCGTGACGATGGTGAATAACCTGGGCTATCTGGAAGGTGCCTGGCACAGCGCGACCACCGCTGCATCGTCTTACTGGGATACGGTTAAATCCATTGGTCGCGATACGACCTTCGGCGACAAGATCGCGCAAGTCGATGCGCAGATTCAACAGGCTGAATCCTCACGCGATACATGGGGCCGCGGTGACGGTGGGAAGGCCGAAGACAACGCGCTGATCAAGAAGCTGGAGAATCGACGCTTCTACTTTCAGCAAATGCAGCGCTTTGAGGAAGTGTCGGCCACTGCGCAAAAGACCAGGGCAATTAATTTCGACCAGCAATTCGATGCCGATAAGTCGTGGGGATTACGCACCGAAAGCCTTAAAAACTGGCGCGAGAGACTGACCGACGAGACCGCTAAAATCCGTGCCCAAGGGAAATTGCTAGGTAAGTCGCAGGCCGACATCAACGCGCTGATTGCACGCACCACCGCAAGCCTGACGCCCAAAGGCCACCAGCAAGGCAAAGACCGGTCCGATAAATCCGAAACCGCGTTCTTGCGTCAGAAGTTGGCGTTGTCGCAGGGCATCGCCGCAGAACAGGCGAAGCTAAACAATATTGAACGCGGCGCGAAAGAAAATGAGAACCAGCGCGCTACCGCCTTGGCGTTGTGGCTGAAGTTCAGAAAAGAAGGCGCATCGTTATTGCCTACACAAATCAGTCAATTACAGGCGCTGGCAAACGAAGCTGACGCGCTCGATAAAGTATTAGGCCGGACCAAACAGCAAAAGCTGATCAATGATCGTCTGCCGAAAGAACTGGCCGATCTGGATGCGCAATTGTTGCATGCCACTGGTAACGCCGCCGAGGTCACAGCGGCCAGGATCACCGAGCGGTTCCGGCAACTGCGATCCGATCTGGCGCAGACGACTAATCCGAATATCGACAAGTCCGCCAGTATGGCGAAACTGGTCGATCTGGAAAATATCGAGAACGCCCGAGGCGCGCTGGCCGACCTGCAGCAACAGGTGCAGCGCGTGTTTGGCAATCAGGCTCGTGGCGAGCAGTCTATCCGTCTCGATTTACAGACCAACCTTATCTCTGAAATCGAGGCGCGCAGACAGGTGGTTGGTTTGCATCAACAGACCGCGAATGAAGTGGATGCGCTGATTCCCAAAATGGCCGAGTTAGCCGCCATCACGCGGGACCAGAAGTTAGCCGATGGCGTGGTAAACCTGCGATTGCAAACCGCGCAATTGCGGGTGGCCACCAACACGCTCGGCGATGCGTTTGGCAAGACCTTTGAGGGTGCATTTGCCAGTGCCTTGGAAGGACTGGCGACGCGGACGCAATCGTTGGGTGATGTGATCCGTGGATTACTGGCAGACATGGCCAAAGGTTTAGCCCAATGGGCCGCGCAGGATATCGCGAGTGCGGCCAAGACCAGTGTCATGAACGCGTTCAATAGTAACGCGGGGGCGACGACCAACGTTGCGGGCTCGGCGATGAATGCGGTGTCCGATACGGCCACTACCGCGGCCAATACGGCGAATGCGGCGGCGTTAACGGCCAGTACAACAGCGGCCACAGCGCTGGCCGCAGGCATGGCGACGACGGCCACCACCAGCGCGACCGCGACGGGTGCGCTGGCGTCGACCACCGCGGCGGCCACCGTATTGGCTTCGGCCCTGACTGCTGCGGCGGCTGCGGCAGCCAGTCAGGCCACTGCTAACGCGGTGGGCGGGATGGCATCGATGGCGGGCGGATTTTCTGATGGGGGCTATACCGGTCACGGGGGCAAGTACGATCCTGCCGGGATCGTCCATCGCGGCGAATTCGTCAACCGCCAGGAGGTGGTGCGCCAGCCCGGGGCGATGGCATTTCTATCCAATTTTAATCGGGTCGGGATGAAGGCGTTACAAGGCTTGCGAGGCTATGCCGGTGGCGGGCTAGTCGGTGCCGGTCCCGGCTTGTCTGGGTCCGGTGCACCGCTCTATCAGATGGGGCAACCCGCCGCTGCGGCAGGTGGTCCTGTTACGGTCAACCAACGCTTGTTACCGATTCTGGATGACGATCTGATTGCCGATGCGTTACGGGGACCCAAAGGCGAGAGCCTGATCACACTGCACATCACGCGCAATCCGACTAAATTTCGTTCTCTTCTGGGAGTCAAGTAATGCCGCATAGTGTAGGTTTTGTTGATAACAGCGTGGAGCTGGCGCACTACGCCATGCTGCAGGTGCTGCATGATTTTGCTTCTGCACATGGCTGGGAGGTATTGCGCTATGACACGGAGGCCGCCAATCGTGAGCTGATTTTAAAAGGGATTGGTTTGTCAGGCGCGGAGGAAATTTTTGTCGGGTTTCGTACCTATCAGAATGAAGGGAAAGATTATTACAATCTGGTCGCGGCGGTGTTTACCGGCTATGTGCCGGGGAATACCTTTGATACCCAGCCTGGCGTACGTTTGTCTGGCGTGCCTGCGCATAATAATCGCATCGATTATTGGTTGTCGGTGAACGGCCAGCGCATTGCTTTTGCGCTGAAGGTTGGCACGCCGGTGTATATGTCGGCGTATGTGGGCAAGTTTTTGCCGTATGCATCGCCGGGGCAATATCCGTATCCGGTGATTTGTGCCGGGATGCTAAAAGGCGTACCGGAGACGCGCTTTTCTGAGACCGGTATGTTGATGCCTTACAAGGGTGTTCAGGGAAATAACGCCAATTTTTACATGCGCTTTGTCGATGGTGCATGGAGGACGCCATGGACCTATCCGTGGAATGGCACACCGAACTGGCTGGGTAATGCGGGAGATCGCGATAAGACGCTGCGGGACACGGGCGGCGTTTATCCGCTGGTGCCGGTGGTGCTATTTGACGGCGTGAATGTTTACGGCGAACTGGACGGGATCTTTTTTATCAGCGGCTTTAACAATGCGGTGGAAAACACGACGACCGTTAATGGTGTGAAGCATGTGGTCATTGAGGATGCGCATCGTACCGGCTTTGTCGATTATTACGCTTTGCGACTGGATCACTGATGGCTTATATAAAAGGTGTCGCCAATACGATGGAGGCATTGCGCGCAGCGATCTGCACGCTGTGTGTGGCGAATGGCTGGTTGCTGCATAAAGGCGAGGCGGTGCTGTCGAAGAATGGCGTGTTCTTTTCGCTGGTCGCCGATACGAAGAGCGTGCCGCAATCGTTGGCGATCCGGGGCGGGACCGGTGTTGATCAACATGACGCGTTGACCGGACAGGCGGGTAACTACGCTGCGATGCGGCGTGTGGGGTATGCGGCCTCGGATCCGGTATTCCCGTTGACCTATGAAATCTATTTATTTAACGATCCTGATGAAGTCTATGTGGTCATTAATTACAACGTGGATTCCTATCAATATCTGGCGTTTGGCAAGTCCAATGTGCAGAGCTTGCCTGCCTCTGCTACGGGCGGCTGGTTCTCTGCATCGGCAGCGACCAAAGTTTATAACGGGAACCGTGAGGTGAGCATGCATGCCAGTGCCCAAGGTAGAGTATTTGCACAATGCCCCGGGTTATTTTGGATCGAAGAAGGTTTTCAAGTGCCGCTTGATCCTGAACCGGATGAGGATAATTACGGGAATAGTTTCATCCATTCCGATTTGGAGGGCAGGGGCTGGTCGGGACCGTTCTACCACATCAATACGGCCTCTGGCAGTGCTGGGGTGCGCTGTCTGTTGCGGCTACTCCCTAACACCTGGAACGATGAAACCGTGCTACTGCCGTATCCGATCTATCAGCCATTTAAGGAAGAAAATAAAGTTGTGCTGGTCGCAGACCTGGTCAATATTCGCCATGTGCGCATCGATAACCATGCCCCCGGCGATATCATCACGTTAGGCGCTGACCGATGGAAGGTTTACCCCTGGATGAAAAAAGTCATCACATCGCGCAATGGCGCGTCGTCGGATTACGATGGCGCACAAGGCACCGGAACGCTGGGATACGCTATCCGCTACACCGGATCATAAGGTGGTGGCTTAGATGGCGATCATCGCGGCGCAACACGTCATATCGGCGCAAGGTGGCGAGTTTTCGGCTTACCTTGGCGCGTTCTTGCATGACCTGTCGGTCGATTACTGGCCTGCCTATACAATTGCATCAGGCACCATCGGTAAAAGTGTTCTGACCAGAAAACTCCCGGTTGATGCCAATCCGCGCATGATCGCTTCCCAGGCCACGACTTCCTTTGTTGACGATTTTTATCACCGCATTCATATCCGTCCTGCCGCACTGGCGCTGGGCAATGTGGTGTCTACCCAGACCTCCGTCGTTAAAGTATGGAACGCATGGTTTGTGCCGCAGACGCTCACCGGTATCAGTGGCACGGACGACGGCGTGACTGCGGTGGGTAGCGGGTCGTTGCCGATGCTGTTCGGGGCGCTGCAAGAAAAAATCTGGCACGTGAGTGTCACGCCAGACGGCCCGGCGGTACTGGACATGCGCCTGACATGGGATTTCTCGGGCGTACCGTCGCCGTCATTGCCGATTACCGGGAATCGCATCATCGCCTGGACGCTGACGCCCGATTGGGCGGATGGTGTGACGGAACGGTTGGCGTGGCTGACCGATATTCAGACCAGTCCTTCGGGCGCGGAACAACGCCGCGCCATTCGCCTGTCGCCGCGGCGTACGTTTGAGGCCAGGATGCTGGCGACTCGCCGGGAACGCGCATTGCTGGATTTGACCCTGTATGGCTGGGGTGCCCGTATTTTTGCGGTGCCGGTCTGGCACGATCAGCAATGGTTGAAGGTTGATCTTGCGTTGGGTGTGCAGACGATTCGTTGTGATACGACGCATCGGGATTTTAGGGAGCGGGGTTTGGCGCTATTGCTGGGGGATAACGCTTTTATCTATGAGACGGTTGAAGTTGTTGGGCTTACCGCCGTTGCACTGACGTTGGCGCGACCGACAATGCAAGCATGGCCAGCCGGGTCGCGTCTATTTCCTGTGCGCAACGCGCAACTGGTGCAGCAACCTATCCCGAAGCGACAAACCGATCAGACCTGGTCGCTGGAGGTGGCGTTTCGATTGACCGAGGCGTGCGACTGGCCGGAAATTTTTCCTGCATTGCTGTACCGCACTGTGCCCGTGTTGGAAGCGCTGCCGGACGAGAGTGACGAACTGACTGCGGGGTATCAGCGTCTGGTGCAGGAGTTAGATAATAGCGCGGGCATGGTGCACGTGACCGATACCGCGCAGAGGGCGTTTGTTGTGCAGTCGTATCGTTGGTTATTGCATGGCCGTGCCGATCAGGCGGCATTTCGCAGCCTGTTGTATGCACTGCGTGGCCGTCAAAAAATTGTGTGGTTACCGACGCATGCGGATGACTTGCGGTTGGTGGCCACCGTAACACCTGATGCGACGACGATCGATATCGAGTACGTCGGCTATACGCGCTTTGCGAAGGGACAGCCGGGACGGCGTGACATTCGGCTGTCGTTGTCTGACGGCACGGTGCTGTATCGACGTATCGTCAGCGCCACCGAAATCAGTAACGACGTGGAGCGTCTGGTGATTGATGCGCCGCTGGGTCGTCTGACCCATCCGATGGATGTGGCGCGCATCTCATATATGGTGCTGTGCCGGTTGGATCAGGACGATATCGAGCTATTGCACGAGACCGATAGCGATGGCGTGGCCAAGGTGCAGACGGTGTTTCGCGGTATTCGCGAAGATAGTTAATCCTCTTTGGGGCGCGCTCGCGTCCCCGTAATTTCCCTCTAATGTTGAACCGGTTCACTATTGTGCTCTGACGCAAATCCGTAGCATGTGCGTATTCAAACACGCACTTGCCCATGTCGCCCCTATGAGTTTCGATCAACGCGAACGCAGTCTCTGCGATGGCCAGCCCGTCCGTCTTTACGCTTTCAGCCGCGGTACTTTACGGTGGCTGTACTGCACCGCGGACCGTGATATCTCTTATCAAAATCAAGTCTTTAAAGCGGTCGCGATCAGTGACGACGGTATCCGGCAAACTGGCGAAACCAGCGCCGATGCGCTGAATCTCACCGGACCGTGGAACCTCGATGTAGCCCAGCAATTCAGAGGCATGCCGCCGTCCTCGGAGATTGTGCTGACGATACGCGATATGCATTTTGGCGAGTCCGACGCGATGGTGTGCTGGGTCGGCAGCATTAGCGGCGTCAAGTGGCCAGCGCCCGACCGCTGCGAAATTATCTGTCAATCACTGACGGCCAGCTTTGACCGCCCGGGCCTGAACCTGACTTTCGAGCGCGGTTGTACCCACTCGCTATTTGATCGCAACTGCCGGGTCAACCGCGATCTGCATAAAACCCTCACCATCGTCCAGTCCGCCAGCGGAGCCGCTATCAGCGCCGGTGCGTTTGCACGTTTTGAAAATGATTATTTTAGTGGTGGCTTTGTCGAGTGGGCAATCGACGCGGGGGAGATTGAGCGGCGTGGTGTAGAGAAACATACCGGTAGCGAGTTGATGCTGTTGGGCGGCACCAGCGGTATTGCACTGGGGCAAGCGGTGACCGCTTTTCCCGGTTGTACGCAAGTGATGGCGGTGTGCGACAGCCGTTTTGGTAACAGCGTCAACTACGGCGGCATCCGTCATATGCCGGGCAAATCGCCGTTTCAGGGCGACCCCATTTTTTAAGGACAAACTATGTACGTGCAACTGGCCATTATGATTATTTCGCTCATCGTGACGTATGCGATGACGCCTAAACCGGCGACGCCCAAAGCGGCAGCGGTAGAAGATTTTGATTTTCCGCAATTTGATGAAGGCACGGCACAGGCGGTCTTCTTTGGCGATTGCTGGAGTACCGACTGGATGGTGCTGGGGATTGGGAACTACCGGACGCTGGAGATCAAGCGATGACGGACGCGCTGATGATCACGGTACGCGATCTGTACTCGGTGCCGGATTTTAAGGGCGGTACCGGCTACTGTGGATCGGGTGCGCGACGCTGGTTTGCGCATTACGGTTTTGACTGGCAGGAATTTGTTAAAAACGGTCTGCCTGCTTCGGTGCTGGCAGCGACTGGCGACGCGCTGGCCTTGCAGGTGATCGCGCATGCCGCGAAAGCCGTCGTTCTCACGGACGATTTATCGCATGGGTAAAGGTAAAAAGACGACGGTCGGGTATCGCTATTATTTCGGCCTGCATATGGGCATGTGCCGTGGTCCGGTCGATGAAATCGTCGAGATCAAAGTCGCCGACCGGACAGCCTGGCGCGGCAGCATTACCGGCAACACGCGTATTTTTATGAATGAACCGTACCTGTTTGGCGGCGATGAAAAGGAAGGCGGGATTGTCGGCGATCTGGAGGTGATGATGGGTGCATCCGATCAGGCGGTGAATCCGGAGTTGGCGACAATGCTGGGTGGGCTGGTGCCGGCGTTCCGTGGATTCTGCTCGCTGTTCTACGATGGTCTGGTGACCAGCATGACGCAATATCCGAAGCCGTGGACCGTTCGCTTGCGCCGTGCGCTGAAGGGCTGGGACGGCGAACCGTGGTATCCGTCCAGGGCGGTGATCAGCATGTCTAAAGGCACGATCCGCGCAATGAATCCGGCGCATATTCTGTACGAATGCATGACCAACCGGGACTGGGCGCGTGGACTGGAACGGGCGCGACTGGACGATGCATCGTTTAAGACCGCGGCTGATTGTCTATACAAGGAAGGTTTTGGATTGTGCATTAAATGGACGCGGCAAGATACGTTGTCCAATTTTACGCAAATCATCATCAACCATATCGGCGGTAATTTATACACCGACCGCACGACCGGCCTGATTAAATTGACCTTGATACGCGATGACTACGATCCGTTGACGTTGCCGCTGTTTGATTACGATTCCGGCCTGCTGTCGATTGATGACGATGATTCGGGTGCGCAGACCGCAGGCACGAACGAGGTCATCGTGAAGTTTACCCATCCTGTCGATAACAGCGCGGGACAGGTGCGGGTAAAGAACAACGCGGCCATCCAGTCTGTCGGCGGCACGGCCAGCGCTACCAAAGAGTATCCCGGCATTCCTACCGCGGAGCTGGCGTTACGGGTGGCGCAGCGCGACTTGCGTGCGGCGAGTGGCTTTATCAAAAAGTTCAGAGTGCGGCTGGATCGCCGCGGTTACCAGATTGCGCCGGGAAGCGTGTTTCGGATTCGTGATGTGGCGCGTGGACTTGAAAACATTATCCTGCGCGCCGGACGGGTGGAAGACGGTACGTTGACCGATCCGGCCATTACGATTACTGCGGTGCAGGATGTGTTTGGGTTGCCAGCGACCAGTTATGTGGACGTGCAACCGAGTGGCTGGAGTGCGCCCGATACGAGTGCCAAGGCAATCGTGACGCGCCGCCTGATCGAAATGCCGTATCGCGAACTGGCCGCCGCGCTTGATCCTGCCAATCTGGCCAGTATCGATGCCAGCGCCGGTTATCTGGCCGCGTTCGCGCAACGTCCTTCTTCGCTGTCGCTGGGTTTTTTGCTGCGGGACCGGATAGGGAGAAGTGGCAAATTTATTGATCGTGGGAATGGTGACTTTTGTCCTGTGGCTAAGGTGGTCACGGTGCTGGACCGATCCATCACCAGTATCTCGCTGACGGGGGCGGTGGATTTGAACCGTGTTGAAGTAGGAACGGCGGCGATGATTGATGATGAGATTGTCAGAATCGATGCGATTGACCCGCGCACTGGCATGGCCACCATCGCACGCGGCTGTCTCGATACCGTACCGGCGACGCATGCGGCGGGTGCGTTGATCTGGTTCTATGACAATGCCGCAGGCACGGATCAGACCGAATACGCGACCGGTATGACAATTCAGGCGCGATTGCTGACGCGCACCTCGTCGGCGGTGTTGCAGGAAGCGCTGGCCGGGACCGATAGTTTAACGCTGGTGCAGCGCCAGTATCGTCCCTATCCGCCCGGGAATCTGCTGGTCAATGGTTTGCGCTTCCCATCGAGTGTGGCGGGTGTGCTGACGGTGTCGTTTAGTTTTCGTGATCGCTTGCTGCAGGCGGATCAAATCATTGACACATTGCAGGGCAATATCGGACCGGAAACCGGTACTACATATATTTTGAAACTGTATAGCGGCACCAGGCTTCGGCGCACCGTGACCGGACTCATGACGACGCGATGGACATATCAACTGGCCGATGTAGCGGTTGATGGCTACCTGCAAAATATCCGTCTGGTGTTGAGCGCGTCCCGCGATGGGATCGCGTCTTTGCAACAGCATGATGTAACGATTGAGCGCCATGGTTTGGGGCTTGACCTAGGTGATTTATTAGGAGGATCAACACGATGAGTTTAACCAATGGGCCGAATCTGGGCCTGATAGAAAATGGATTGTTTGGCGAACAGCATTATGCAGAATTAATGCGCTTATGGCGCGGGCTGGACGCGCTGGTGCAACCGACCGTGAAGAGCGCGACGACCGCTACACCGCCAACGTCACCGCGCAATGGCGATTGCTATCTGATTCCGATCGCATCGACCGGCGCATGGAAAGGTCGGGCCGGTCAGCTTGCGCGATGGAGCACGATGCTGGCGGTGGTGGCTGGATGGGAGTTCTTTACGGCCCGGGCCGGTTGGAGCGTGCGCGTAGTCGATCAGCCGGATGCGTCTGGCTGGCCGACTTTATATATCCATAGCGGCAAAGTCTGGATCCGGTCCTTTACCCCGATGGCGGTCAAGGCTGGCGCGTCGTTGAGTGTGGCGCAGGCGCTGCCTGCTGCAACCTTTACCAAAGTCGCCCTGGACACGGTGGAGATCGATACTGACAAATGTTTTTCGATGGAAGAGCACCGGCTCACGCCCAAAATGGCGGGCTGGTATCAGGTGACATTTTTAGTGACGGTCAATAAGGATGGCGTTCCTGATCCGGTCATCGGCATGGCGTATAAAAACGGTATCGCCGCCATCGCAGGAAACCGCAACGACGCGGCGATCGGTTCTGCCGGTTCCTGTAGCGCGAAGCTGCAGCATTTCAACGGTTCCACCGATTATTGCGAATTATTTGCCTATTGCGGCAACGCATCAGGCGAGATTGTGGCGGACCCGATTTATACGTTTATGAGCGTCGTAGGTCCGATGTAACGTATTCAGTAAAAGACGCGGCGACGTGTCCGGTGCATCGAACACCGTACACATCCCGCACCAGCAGACAGTACCTGCCAGCTCAGCCAGGGCCGCGCCACCTCCGGAGGCGTCCGAAGGCTAGCATATTTTTGTAAGGTTTTTACAAAATGCAGGATATTCGCTGTGGAAATTGTCAGAAAAAGCTAGGTTCAGGGATTTATCTGCACCTCAGTATCAAGTGTCCGCGCTGCGGCACGTTAAACGACTTGAGGGCCACGAGCTCCGAATCAGAGCGCCAGAGAGCGCCAGATGCTAAAGGCCCTCATGTATGTCAAACAACAACCCACCATCGGTAGTCTGTTCGCAGGGATCGGCGGCTTCGATCTCGGATTCGAACAAGCCGGTTTCAAAACCGTGTGGCAAGTCGAAATCAACCCGGTCTGCCGGGCGGTCCTCGCCAGCCGCTTCCCGGACGCTACGCAATACGACGATGTCCGACTCTGCGGCGCTCACAACCTCCCTTACGTCGACGTTATCACAGGAGGATTCCCCTGTCAGGATGTCAGCGCCATGGGCAAGCGGCGCGGACTTGCAGGCAGCCGCACCGGCCTGTTCTTCGAAGTTATCCGCATCCTTAACGAGCTTCGGCCCCAATGGGTGGTGCTTGAGAACGTCACGGGGCTGCTCAATAGCAACGATGGCGAAGACTTCCAGACGGTCGTCGCTACCCTTGCCGAATGCGGGTATCTGGGATACTGGCGCGTGCTTAATGCTCAATATTTCGGAGTCCCCACGCGCCGCCGCCGGGTTTTCATGGTCGCAGGTCGTGGCCGACATCCTCCCTTTGAGCTGCTGGCTGACACCGCACCAGTGGGCACTTTTTCTGGCCCGCCGCGCCCGGCAGACTACCCCGTCGAAATCGATGGATGGACTCATCCTACCCTTCTGTCAGGAAGCGCCCCGGGCCAAATCAATATCAGCGGTTCGGGCCTCATCGCTACCGCTAACCGCCGGGATCAGATGGTTAATCGGCAGCGAACGATTGACGATCATGGGCTTTGCGCCGGACTGGATGCGGCCAACTTTGCAGAATCTCATGCTGCCGGAAACGCCGTCGTGCCGCAAGTCGCGCGGTGGGTCGGGGAGTGTTTGATGCGGGGGATGTAGGTTTTTAGCTGAGAACTATGAGTTTCTATTCAGAGCGCCTCGGAGCGTCTAAAAATTGGAGTTAGCCAAATTGAAAGTTAATAAGTTGTACCAGGGCGACTGTTTGCCTTTTCTTGAGTCGCTACCGGACGAGAGTGTCGACGCCCTCATTACCGATCCACCGTATGCCAGCGGCGGCTTACATATCGGCGCGCGGCAAAACAATACCACCTCTAAATATGTGCAAAGTAATAGCCAGCGCGGTTTTTACGACTTTGCAGGAGACCATCGAGATCAACGCTCCCACTTACGCTGGAGCATCTTGTGGCTTTCGGAATGTTGGCGAATATTGAAACCAGGCGCGCCGATATGCCTGTTTAGTGACTGGCGCCAGTTGCCTACGACGACCGATGCGTTACAGGCGGCGGGGTTCTCCTGGCGCGGTATCGCCGTCTGGGACAAAACCGAAGGCACGCGGCCTGTTATGGGCCGTTTCCGCGCGCAATGTGAGTATATTGTCTGGGGTAGCAAGGGCAATATGCCACTAGACCGCGGTGTCGGCGTGTTGCCCGGCGTTATTCGCCAGGTTGTCAAGAGTGCGGACAAGCATCACATTACAGGCAAACCGACAGAGTTAATGCGCCAAATCAACCGTATTTGCGTACCATCCGGGATTATCCTCGATCCGTTCGCCGGTTCCGGTTCAACCTTGGTGGCTGCGGCCATGGATGGATATGGCTGGATCGGCTGCGAGTTGTCGGAGCATTATCATCAAGTTGCGACAAACAGACTAAACGGGGTTGGTGAGTAG